AGAGATGGGTTTTTTAAGTTTAGTTAAATCTACTCCTTTGTTCGTGCGTGTATTTGTGCTCGGTGAAACGGATTCAGTACTAGCTGGAGCCCCCATAGTTCCCAATCCTTTTTGAGGAAAAGATTGGACAGAACCCTCAGTGTCGGTTGCGGGTTTAGACATTCCTTCACCAGCTTGCGATAAACCATTGAGACCGGGTATAGTATTTTCTCGTTCTGAATTCTGAGCGGGATTCATGAACCGCTGTATTCTTTCTATCTCTTCTTGCGTGTGAGCCTTCAGGGCTTCCGGAGTAGATAGAAATTTGCTAATTTGTTCATGTTGTTGCGGGGTTATTTCTTCTCGAGAAAATGGGCGCGCTTTCCGTGCCCTTTCTTCTTGCAACTGAGGTCCCAAACTTTGAAGAAGTTCTATTTGTTCCTTTGCGGGAAGTTGGGAAATATAACCTATTGCTGCTTCAGGAACGTCAGGAAATGCTTCTCGAAACTGTTTTTGTTTTTGTTCTTTTTCAATACCTTGTAATTTCGAAGAAGCTATTCCCTCCAACAAAGATCCCAACCCACCGCCAATACCCTGGCCTAGGCTGCTACCGATGTTGGTTGCTAAGCTACCTTCTCTGAATGATCGTATGGCCATAATATCTCCTTAAGCGAACATAAGTATTTTTTTGATGATAGATTCGATGTCACCGCCGCCTTGTTGACCAAAAGACTTATTACCGGCCCAATTTCCTGCTGATTTACCGAAGCTACCGGCTGCAGATTGTAATGCCGGGCCTGCCAGGGAACTAAAAAGATTCTCCCACAGACCTGGATTACGCTCTTTGTATTGAGTCTCGAATTGGGGTGTAAGGCCCTGTGACCCTTGAGCGAGTAACGACTGTCTATTTTGTAGACCATATTGTGCTTGCATCGATGCGAGACGTTCACCCAAACCGGAAGCTGCTGAGCCCAAAGCTCCTGTCAAGGCAGATGAGCCGCGACTATCGCCCAAGCCAGCCGTAAACTGTTCAGTAAGACCTGGAATGATGTCTGATTTGAATCTATTAATCTCGGCATTGCGTATAGGGGAAAATCCAGCCTCTGGGTTCTGGAGACCCTGTGAGGCCCCAGAAAGTAGTTGCTGAAGGTATTGCATCGCTTGAGGTGTTTGGTTAGGTATTCGTTGATATTGACCTTCTTCACCCTGGAGTAATCGGTCACCAAAGCTTTGTTTAGCGACATTTTGTACGCCACGAGAACCTATTTGGAACGGTCTGAACACAGCATTCTGATCGGCGCTGTAACCTGGTGCATTGTATGCCATCGTCTCTCCTTTAAGACTGTAAATATTCTAATACTATGTACGTGATAGTGAATGTACTACGATTCGAAGCTGTTGTTATGTAAACATTCTCATCGTCAACGCTAATTTCAATGTTACTAGTTCCCGAAGCACTGGCGTAAGGAATCGGTATATATTCTAAGTTGGTTACATCGTTTGCTACAGCATATATCCGGGTAAAGGTAGTCTTTGCTGTCACCGATAATCCGTGGGGAATATCAACAACTCCCGCGTTGGGCAATGCTTCAGCATAGTTAATAACCAATCGCATATCCTGCCGTAAATCAGCAACAGCAACCGTCGATGAATTATTAGCTGGGTTAGCAAACCACAGTTGTCCGTTAACAAACTCTTCGACATCGTATATACCACTATCTTTCACATTCAGGATTGTGGCCATCTTGCCCAGATTTTGATACAAACGAACCAACAATTCCTTGAACTCAGGACTGTTTACGTCAGTTTCCTGTATGTTCTGAACGTCCCATATAAAGTTTGTTTCAATGAATGCGCCCAGATTAGTCGATTGATTCGTAGCCATTATTGTAACCTCGAGTCAGTGCGTGATGTATAAAGTACCATGCCTTCAAGTTCAAAATCAGAAAGCGCTATATTAGGATTCATCATCTGTTCATCTGAAAAGTATAAGAACAATTGTATATACTGGCCTTGCGATTGGAAGTAAATGGGGTGCCATAGTAAGTCTGAAACCTGTTCAAAGGGATATAATGTAGCATCATACGGAGACGTCTCAAGTATAGAGTCACCCATAATGCTTCCCGAATATTCACCTTCTGCCACCATAGATAAAGGATTGGATGAAGCATAATAATCAACTGTTATCTCACCGTCAGCGGTTCTTTGTACGCCGAAATCGACGCGGCCCACGTACACGTTAGTATCTTGATCAACATAAGGATTAAATCTCTTGGTCTTTATCTGAACGTTTGAAACACGTGCACAAGTACCACCGCCAGCATAAGCACCTGTCAATAAGGCACCTTGTGTATTTATAACAATGGTATTAACATCGGTAACCGACTGTATCTCAAATATAGTCCCATTCAGGATGAGTTGTGTTGAACTATCAGCTACAACGTTCTCTATAAGAACAAAATCTGAATCACTCGGATACACCGATGGTGTTGCATCGAGATTGTGGTTTATGATAGTGAGAGTCAACGTACCGTCGCCATTATAGACGATCTGCGTTATGGACGTAGAAGGAGCGTTCCGACTTATTTCAGAATTCAATATCAGAACAAACCCTTCTGGGGTGCCTCCCAATATCACGCGTTCGTTAGCTTGTATCGTGCTGCTCTGCCAAGTACCATTGTATTGTTCCCAAGTTGTTGGCGTTGATGATTGCCAGGTAACCGTTGGGAATTGTTCGAAATAGCCAAAAAAGGTAAAACAATCGTCATTGAGTGCCCAGCTATCGTTCTGGTAGTTATATACGAGCATTTGGTTGGGGAAAACTTGATCCGTGGTCTCTAAGTCAGAGACGAATGCCCACACAGCCAACTCATTATAGTAGTCACGTATACCGACAGTTCTTAATGCAGCATTATTGGTAACTTCGAATTGGAATATCTCGTTTGGTATCTTATCATCTATTCTCGAAACGTTCGATCCATTGCAGCTATGCAAGCCCGAGTTTCCTATAGTCAAAATTTGTTTATCAAAAGGAATAGTGCTGAATGTTGATTGGCTGCCGAGTTCGGTGTTCAGTTTGTTCCATATGAATGGGGCAAGCTCGTTCCCAGTATAGGCCAATTCCCACGTAGATCGCTCAAAATAAACGATAAGTCTGTCCTTGATGAACTCTGCGGATATAATTTGTTCTTCTGTTGCCGCGTC